ACTAAGTCTCTTTCCATATTTGCGATTGTCCAAGTTACTGCCATTTTATTCTCCTGTTATTTAAATTGCAGATATTATAAATGCTAGTAATTGATTATATCTAACACCTAATCTAGTTTTTTGTGTGTAGCCCTCAGTTGCTTCTTCTTTGGTATCCATATATGTGTAAGCATCTTTGGCTTCTATGCCATTTTCTTCATCAGCTTCTACTGCATCTACAGATATTTCTTTTTCCCACCAAGTAGTAGATGTAAACATTGCATAGTCACCTGCATCTAAACCCTCTGCTGTAAAAGCATCTTGTAGGTCTTGTGCTATAATACCAAAGTGAGTTCTTGCATTGTCACCTTTTTCTGCGACTGCATCTCTCCATCTGAACTTTCTCATAAGACCTTTAGCAACGACAGCTACTCTTTGTTCTGCATCACTTAGCTCTTCTATGTCTTGCTTTTCATTTCTATCTGAAGTTTGGATTGTGCCATTAGTTGCATAGATGTCATCCCATCTTGCTGCACTTGCACCCATATCCATCTGATTATCTCTCAATGCACCAGAGCCATTTACAGGAACAACAGCATCTCCTGCACCATATTTAAAACGTATTGCAGTGTCACTAGAGCCAATGTATACACGAGAAGAAGCAGTACCAATAAATCCTATTTCAGTACCACTTTTGCGTAAACTTAAAATAGAACCATCTGCGTTAATATTAAAATATCCTGCTGATGCTGTAGCCCTTGATGCAATTATTGATGATAAACTACCAGTACTGCCTCTTATACTAACTCCCTGTGTTGTATTACCAACTCCGGGAAGGGTTGTACTAGTGAGACCCACCAACAGATTGCCTGAATTATCAATATTTACAGCTTCATTCCAAGTTATAGTAGCATCTGCTGTACCTAATCCTGCTACAAAAAATCTATGCTTACCATCTCCTGTTTGATACATTGCGGATTGTTCATTAGCTATATATTTCCAGTTAGAAGTACCTCCCCAACCAGATGTTTGCCTTGCATTAGAACCCCACATCAAAGCACCACCCAAGTCACCAGTACCATCAGTTCCACAAATAAAGCCCATACCACCTATTTGCAATGCTGTACCTGTGCTTGACCAATCTGTTTCAGGAACTACACCAATACCAACATTTCTATTGTCGTCTATTCTCATAGCTTCTGAGGCACCAATACCAAAAGATAGTTGCTCACTTGACGCTACGTTCATCTCCCAAGTAGGATTAGCAGATGACGCATCATCTACACGAACATATAAAAGACCACCACCACCAGAACTTACTCGCCAACCCTCAACATCAGTACCAGATGAAGGAAGAGAAATATGTAAAGGGCTACTTGGACTACTAGTACCAATACCTACATTGCCACCTGCATGAACATTCAATAATGGGTTATTACTCGTACCACTTCTAACATCTAAAACTAATTCACTACCATCGTTAACTTCATTGTTACCAGAACGAACTCGTAAACCGTGATTACCAGCAGGGTTTTGCATATCAACTAAAATACCAGTATTAGCACCACTAACATGCAAATTTGAAGAAGGACTATCAGTACCAATACCAACATTGCCATTTTGGTCAATACGAACACGTTCTTCTACACTACCACTTAATCTAGTATAAAATGCTAATTCACCATTATTACTTGACCTTGATATTCCCCGTATTGAACCAAATTCTTTTATGGTTTCTGTATTGTCATTTCCTTGAAATGATATTTCAGGTCCTGTACCTGCTGAATATGCACTTGTATCTCTTAATTTGATTCTTGGAGTATCTCCATGAACCTCAAGTAGCTCTGTTGGACTACTAGCACCAATACCTACATTGCCGCTAGGGTCAACCCTAAATTTAGAAGTGCCGTCATCACGCACATCAAAGATGTAATTTGCCGCAGTGCCTGTGGCATCCACAATCATTACATTTTCGTTAGTGCCGCCTTTGACGTGTAAAGTTGTAGAGGGGCTTGTAACGCCTACGCCTAAATTCTGCGTTGAGGCATCCCAGAAGAAACCTTGCGCCACGCCTGTGCTGTCGTAGAAGCTGATGTCTCCACCTTTAAAGTCAACATTTCCATTTGATGATACTGTTAATCTAGTTGTATTTACACCTGCATCAGTTCTTGATTGGATATTCGCTGTGCCACCATTGACTGCAAAAGTAAAGTTTTGGTCAACACCATTAGCATCGTCAAATATTATTGTTGGGCTATTGTCATTAAGAGTAATATCACCATCAACAGTCAGCCCATCCATAGTAGCTGTACCTGTTACGTCAATGCCTGTTGCGGTGGTGGCTAGTTTTTCTGAGCCATAATTATATAATTGAACTTCACCAGTATTACCATTAACACGAATATAATTTGTTATCCCTCCACTTCCGTCATCAGACCGAAGATTTATCTGCTTATCATCACCGTTGTTATCAATGTTGAGGTGACCAACAGAATTAATTATCTGACTATTACTAGCATCGTGATAAATCTGTAAATCAGCACTTGCACCTAACTTGATAATATCACTATCACCCATGTTAAGGTGTGTCGTTAGAGTAGTCTCACCTGTAACACCAAGAGTACCTGCTATTTGTATGTTTGTGTCAAGTTTAGCACTTGTGACTGCATCATCAGCTATACCTGCTGTATCTATCTGTGGCCCTTCACCTGTCGTACCATCATGTGAGTGTCCAGTTGAACCGTTAAACGCAGCTTGTACCGCATCAAACTCTCCATCAAGGTCTGACGCATTGATCACGTTACCGTCAGCTATATTATTAGGCGTATCATTCCTTGTGTAGCCTGTTCCCATTTCTTATCTCCTAGCGTTAGTGGAATACTGCAGAGTTGCAGCATCAATAGTAAATACAGCGTCTATGGTATCCCCTATAGTTTCATATAAAATAGACACTGTAAAACCTGAACCTATTGTTTGCAATTCGTAAATTGCCTTTTGTTTACCCCCATAAGAGGATGTTCCATAAATCCCTGCACCATACGAAATTGATGAAGCTGCAAGGTTTGAAAAAAGTAGTGAATCTGGTTGAATAACATTCTGTTGATCAAAATCAAATTTAAGAGAGTATCTTATGTCTACCTCTCCGTTTACATCTAAATATGTTATACCCTTGTATATTGTTTTACGGATAGTAGGGTCACCCAATGGTATATAAGGGGTAGCAAATGTAGCCTGTATCTTCTCTCCATCAAAGCTATTACCATCTTCCATTCTGTAGATGTAGCCGTCACTTGCACCAAAATAGATAAGTTCAGTACGATCTACATATTCACTGTGTACAACGTAAGCATTTACCCCACGTAAATCATTGAACGATATACCCTCTTGTAATTGTGTGGCCGCAATCCCTTTAGCCGAAGCATTGGTGTAACCAGTGTTGTAACCAAATAATCTGTATTGACTTTTCTCACGAATAACTGTACTAGAAAAACCATTTGGACTACTCGTAATCAAATCTAGTATTTCATCTTGTACTGGCTTTGATACGGTAGCAAGACTAAAATCACCAAATCTATCAGTAGCAGAAAAAAGTCTTAAACCATCAGGTCCTAAAAATATAACATCTCCACCAATCTCTTGTATAGTATCTTCAGCAATACAACCTAAATCACGAGAAACTGGTTTTAGTTGAAAATCACCTACACTACTTCCTGCAATTACGTTGATACTGTTTTCACTAAATACAATGAGTTGATCACGAAAAACAATTAACCCTGTAATCGCATCCGCTACGTTTATTATACCACCACCACTCGCACTTGTAAAGTCCGTATCTGCATAAGGAGCAGAAAAAACAAGGTTTTTGCCATTTCCGAGAAAAATGTGGTTCTTAAAGTTAACTGCAAACTTAGAACCTGATGTGTCAGAGGGCAATGAAGTTAGTTGTTCAAACGTAGTTCCATCAAATCGGTAAGGCTTACCTGTACCATCGACAAGCATAAGTTTCTCTGTACCATCAAAGTCGTACTTCAGAAATCGTACTTTACCTGTACCACCAACTGTAACACCCCCACTACTGTAGGTTGCGTTGTCACTTACTTGTGTCCATCCTGAACCACTAGACTTGAATAGGTCATCTCCTCGTACGGCATACACTTCGTTACTATAACGGTGTATACCTCTTATAACACCCGTATTCGTTACAGCGTTTGTATCGAACTTAGAGAATCCTTCTACTCTCCTGTAACCACCAAAGATAGATGGTTCAAAGTTACGTAGTATTCTCGCCGATCCGGGTGCTTGAAATCCCTGCTGATACGGAGAAAGGTTGGTTATCAAACCACCTTTAAACTCAAATGAATGTGTTTGCCACCTATCAGGCATTAAACAGCCCTTGCATATACATTTTCATTAACAAGCAAAGTTCTCATTTGCTTCAATCCATCTTCAAACTTACGAGCAGAGATGGTAGCCGACTCAAGATTATCTCTAAACATGTACGAATGATACATTGCACCATCAACAATAACATGTTTAAAACGGAAAGGTATAGTTGGTACGTCATCATATGTTTCTAAATCTGCAGGAAACATAAAAAATTCATATTCAATTGTGTAGGCTTTGTTTGGCATTGGTGCTACAATAATATCACCGTCTTGGGAACGTACAATGTACTCAGGCACTGTTCCTTTTGTAGCATCAGTTTCACCTTCTTGGTCTATGAATCTGTCTACATACTCATCGTAGCTCATCTGCTTGAGTCTTCGTGCTTCGTTGAGATCTAGTGAAGCATTACGTAAGATACGAACAGTATCGAAGTCTGTGTATTTTGCATTTTCTGGTAAAGGATATCTTAGCTCGCCTGCAGTAAGAGTTATGTCATCTGTGTTGTGATTGAAGGGCCAACTAAAATGTTTTTGGTTGATGTCACGAATTGCAGAATTAATCGCATCCTTTACTTGGGCATAGAAGCCAGTTGCTGTTGCAAAGTTACTTGATGTTAATTCTGTCTCATTAAGTCGTCTGCAGATTTCATTTGTTAGAGAAAGATAGTTATAAGCCATTAGTTTTTCTCCACGACTCTTATGCGAACTTCTTGTTCACGAATAGTTGCGTCACTAGCAGTCATACGACACACTATTTTATACGTTGTAAAAGCAGTGCCACTTCCTAAGTATATTGTGGCAACGGTATCTGTGTTGGTACGACTAACAAGTTGCAAGCCATTTACAATTTGGCTATCTGACCAAGTCTGTAGTACCCCATCTGCATCGTAGATTTTCCATACTAATGATGAGATGGTATCTGTATCTAAAGCAGGACCCCAATCAATAGAGTAGTCCAATTGCTCATCAGGATCTTTATCGGGCCATTTAAGCGACATTAGGCTGCCTTTCTTCTTTGAGAAGTTGTTTGTGACGGTAGAACAGTAACAATTCTGTGTGGACTCATTTGCTCTGTCACAATATTTACAACTCTTTGCGAACTTGTTTGTTTAGGTAGAACAGTAACAACGTGTCTTCTGTCAAAAGCTGACGGAGTAAATACAGTAATTACACCTGTTGCTGTTAGTGTGCCTATTGAGAATGTTCCAACAACACTAGCTAATTTTTCAGTAAGCTTTTCCTCTACTGTATTTACAAAACTTGTACCCTGTACCCCTACAAGTGTTATAGTATTACTATGCTCTAATACACCTACGCTACCTGTTGCAAATACACTAGTTAATTTTTCTGAAAGGTTAACAACTACAATATTGATCGTACCTGTTGCAGATACACTTCCTAATTTTTCTATAATGCTAACAGTTACATTGCTTACAGAACCTGTAGCACTTACACTATCTAATGCTTCTGTAGGCTTTTCTTCTACAGTGTTTACAGAACCTGTAGCACTTACTCCTGTAAGAGTTATATTCGCTATTCCTGTTAAAGTAGGAATACCTATCGTGCCTGTAGCTGAAACACCTACAACAGAAACTTTAATAAATACATTTAAAGTTCCTACTGAACCTGTAGCACTAACACCTGCAGATATAACTTCACTAATATCAATCTCGAAGCCACCTGCAACTACAGGAGCAATCGTACCTGTAGCAGAAACACCACTAATACTAGCGGTAAGGTTGACTACGCCATATTCAGATGTTCCGTATAGACCTGAACCGTATCGTGCTGACTGTGCTATGATCGCCACAGCCTACTCCTTAAGCAATACGTATTACAGCGTTACTTGCGTCAGCAGCGGGAAATTCAATTGTTAAATCACCTGCAGTAGCAGAAACAGTACCACCAAAATCAATAACAGCAATCGCAGAGTTACTGTTTGCTGTATTATAAATGATACAACCATCTGCAGAAATAGTTACGTCAGTGAAGACTTCGTCGGTAAAATCAACAATAGCAGTAGAACCATCGAGTGAAATAGCTGCACCATCAAGTACTTGTCCACCTGCACTGTAATTAGTGCCTGATGCTTCATCTGAATTGCCTGTTACGTCAGAGTAATTGGTTGTACTAGCATTGTATGTACCTGAAGGCGATGCTTTAATAAGAGCAATTTTAAGTGAGTCTGTATCTAAATCGTGAAGACCACCTAGTAGTTCTGTCTTAAAGCTATTACACATTGCGGTTGTGATAGCCATTTATTTCTCCTTTGGGCTAAATTATAGAGAAGTCTGAAAAAACTCCTCTAGGGATACTGTTATATTCACAGCACTGTTTGCACTTGCAAGACCTCGTATCTTGTCACTACCAACTAGATACAAAGGATAATCTGTAATCTGTAGTAATGAGTTTGCAGGTAGTTCAACAAGTTCAGCTAGTGTATAGAACGTTGTTGATGCTGCATCGTACCAATCTAAGCTAAATGTGACCAACGAACTAGAAGCATTGTTAATATATATGCTGTTTACTTCAGTCGTAAATCGTGCAGGCACTGTGTAAATATCTTGGTTGGCTGTTGTTAATTCTAAAGCAACGGTTCTTTTTTTACGTTCAGCCATGCTTAGTTCTCTATGTAAATAATATCAAAGGTCGCAGAAACTCGTAAGTCAGCATTTGAACTGTCTGCTATAGCACGAAACTCAATATCTGTTTTTTCAAGTATTGGCTGTGGGCAAACAATGTCTTGATGATATGACGCTTGAAACAAATCAAACTTCTGTTGAGTACGAAATACACCATTCAATTCTCTTGTTATCATTCTTATTGTAGCAACTTTATTGTTCTGTACTGTAAATGCTGTTGTATCTACTTGAAATAAATAACCTGTGTAACCTGCAGGTACAGTCCATATTGCCATCAGGGTTTGTTGATGCAAAGTTGATACATAAGCGTATGTTGTGCCACCATTTGCAATTGTGATGTTTCCTGCAGATGCTGTGCCACTTGCAACAAAAGCACGATTTACTCTTAAAAAGCTACCTGTTGTTGTTGCAGTTCCTGATGCGTTTAGTGTTACTGTTTCAGATAATTCATTGTAACTTGCATCTACACCTTGAATAGTTACTTGTACATCTTCATCTGTAGCACCTGAACTACTTGTAGCTGTCATTGTAACAGCACTAGATGGATAAGCATATAATCCACCTACATCCCAAATAGTTTCTTCTACGTCTTGTATTTCTTCGTTATATCCGAATTTGAATATACGCTTGTGTCCAGTAACTAAACCACGAGATACCTGTAAGAAGTAAGGGTATGATCCTACACCACCACTAAAAGTAACTACATTTGGATATGACGTGATGGACATCTATTTTATTTTTTCCGATTCAAGTTTATCTTTAAGTTTACTAACACGTAGATAATCTTCACGTATTCGTTTTAGTCTTGTTGGGTTTCTTAGATATTTGTC